CGCTCTTCTTGTCCTGGTGCTTGGTCTGCACCGCCTTGTGGGTGCTCTTGTCACCCAGGCGAAACTGATAGCGGCTCACGTCGCGACGGGTGATGGTGACGGTGCCGAGGGCTTTGCCGCTCGCGCTTTGCCCGACCTGTCGGGGCAGCACCAGCAGCTTGCCGTCGGCCACCTTGGCCGTACAGTCGTACTGCTTGGCCAGGCGGGTGATGAAGTTGAAGTCCGATTCATTGAGCTGGTCGACCCGGGGCACCTTGGTCGTGACCGGGCACACCGACTGCCAGCCATTACGGGCGGCGATATCGCGCACGATCTGTTGCAACGGCACATCCTCCCAGCTACCGCTGCGAGTGGTCTTGCCACTGCCGCGCATGTCGCTGGCCTTACCGCGTATCTCGATGGTGTCGGGAGGGCCGGTGACCACCACTTCATCCACCGTGTAGCGCCCCAGCCGGGCCAGGGCTCGGCCTTCGTAGCCCATGAACACCTCGATACTGGCGCCCCGGCTGGGCAGCGCCACCGCTTGGGCGCGGTCATCGATGCGCAATTCGAACTCGTCCGACTCCATGCCCGGCTTGTCCGAGGTGCGTAGGGTCACCAGACGGTCATTGATCAGCGCTGTGATGTCGCGGCCATCGGCGACAATTCGGAAAATGGGTGTCATGCAATAAGCCTCCCCGAAGTGACGGAGCCGCCTGGACTGCATAGAATCCGGCGACCATTGCCCCTACAGGAGTTGAAGGAATGAAAAGGATTGTTGGATTAACGCTTTGCCTACTGGCCGCATCGATGGCCCATGCCGAGCAGAAACTACGAGTTATCGACCTCGGCGAGGACACGCCGGTCAGCGCCGAAGCCGCAGAACGTGGAAGGCAGGCCATTGCGGCCCAGGAAGCTGCTAAGAAGATCAAGCCCGAGGTGGCACGCGATTTCCTCAAGCGCCTGAATAAGGCGGTGGAGCACGGCCAAAACCTAGCATTGTCGGGGAGCATGGACGGCAAACAAGCTCGGGAACAGGCGATTGCCCTTCGCAAGCTGCAAGACGAAAGCGACCAGTTCGGCTCACTGTTCGCCCCCTTCGCAAAATGCCGCGCTGCTGCGATTGATGCCGCCATGTCGTGGCAGGGCATGATCTCCCAAGACGTCCGCCAGTATTCCGAAAACAACACCTCCTACCAGGCCAACGCCAAGGAATGCGCGCAAGCTGCGGGCTAATCCCAGAGCAGCACCTGGGCATCGACCGCCGCCGGCAAATCCGGCAACACGATCAGCACCCCAGCCCGGAATGGCTGGGGTTCATCGCCCAGCCCGTGGTTGGCATCCAACACCGCCTCCACACTGCCATTCAGGTGGCCGTAGAACTGATAGCAAATGGTGTCGAGCAGATCCCCACTAGACGTTCTGCAGGTCGTCGCCATAGCTCACGAACTCCAATGAAAAGCCCTGTTTACGCGGCACGCCGCCAGCCAGCAGGTGGCTCTGTTCTTCTTCCAGGCTGGTCAGACACCAGCTGCCCAGGACTTCGCCATACCCCGTGGTGAGGCTCAGCGGCTGGAGCCGCCGGCCGATACTGCGCAATTTCTGTAACTGCCCGAGCCCGCCCTTGAACCCTGGGAATACCGCGCCCTTGAGGGTGATCTTGTCGTCCCCCTGCCCCACCGCCTGCTGGGCAATGCTGCGCGTGAGGCGCTCCTGCCCCGCCCAACGAAACGCCGTCTGCCGGCGCAGTTCGTCGAAGGCCGCCGTGTCCAGGTTGAAGTAGTAGGGCTGCGCACCAGGGCGCAGCGGATGAATGATCAGCAGGTGCGGGAACGGCTTCACCGCTGCCGCCGCCGGCATGCCCAGGCCTCCCAAGGCACCACTCGGGAAGATGCTGCCAAGGGAGGGGCTGACCTGGCCACCGATGCGGTTGATCGCAGCCCCCGCGCGGGCCGTCTGCTCCTGCAAGGACCCCAATCGCTGCTGGATCTGCCCCGCCGCCGACACGGCTTGGCTGTAGCCAGCGGCGACCTGGCCCACCACTGACTGCGCAGCCGTAATACCGCGCAAGGTTCGTTGCAGCTTCGCGCCAATCTCCGGCCCTACGAACGGCACACTTTCAAGTTCGGACGCCGCACCGGTGATATCGCCGATAGCCCCGTTCAACGGGGTCAACATGCCGTCTGCGCTGGTGCGCCCGGCCTCCCCGGCGGCAACCAGGGACTGGAACCCCGATTGCAGCTGTTCCATATAAGCCATAGGGCCTCCTTATACGTGTGGTTCATCCGACAGTTGCCGAGCAGCCGCCTGCCGGCTGTATTCATCGAACATCCGCCGCAGGTGCGGCTCCACCTCCCGCGCCAGCTGGGCCGGGTCCTTGACGTCCCCTTGCACCTGAACTTGCAGGTTGGGTGCGAAAGAAAACTGCTGATCGACCTTCGGTGGGGCCGGCTTCACCAATTCCGGTGCCTTGAGCATCGCGGGCGTTGAGACTGGCGACTCTGTCCCCGCCATCGAGCGCACCACCTGGCCCAGCGGCTTGGCTGACTCCGGCGCCTTGAGCATCAGCGGCGCAGGGCCGGTCTTGAAGGACTTGGCGATATCGCCCAGCACAGGCGGAACGTTCTTACCAGCATCGCGCATCATCAGTGGGCCGGCGTCCGGCAGCCGCTTAAGCGAGTCGTCAGAACCGAACAGCGCCTTACCAGCTTTTGCGCCCAGGACGTCACCGCCCCAATAGCCGAGGGCACCACCCACGGCAGCCCCTACAGCTCCGCCGATGGCCGTGCCGAGCCCCGGCACAATCGAGCCAATAGCAGCCCCAGCCGCCAGCCCCGCCTTGGTGCCGAGCATTGCACCCGCCAGACCACCAGCAGCACCGCCGTAGCCTTCGGCTTTTTCGTCCTGGGTCTTGGCGTTCTGGTAGGTCTCCGCGACCTTGAACCCGGCCCCCAGCGCCGACAGCACGCCGCCACCTTTCACCCACGGTGACATCCCTTTGACCAGGCCGCCGACACTTTTCAAGGCCGAGACGCCCAGGCTGGTGGCGCCCTTCAATGCCGCGCCACCCAACCTAGCCGTGCGACCCAGAACGCCCGGCCGGATCGCAGAGCGCAACGCACGGCCGGCCCGGCCGAGCCGGCCACGTACACCGCCAGTGCCCTTGCCGCCCCTGGCGCCTTTACTGCCCTTCTTGTCGCGGCCTCCATCGAAGTCATAATCACCGCCCAGGCCGCCGGCGTTGGTGACGAACACCCGCTGGATCACATTAGGGTTGCCCATCAGTGAGCCCCGGGCCACGTTCAGCAGCCCCTTACCGATCCTGAAGGCCGAGGCCACGCTTTTCAGCGCGACCAGCCCAGCGCCCAGGGCAGTGACGCCGGCAACCACACCCGGCATCTTTTCTGTGAGCTGGGTCAACGACCCCGCTACCGTCTTGATGCCCTTGGCCACCGCGTCCGTTGCCGGTCGCAATGCGTCACCCACCGCACGCATGCCATCGTTGATCGACTGCCCTGTTTCAGCCCAGAGCTGGGCAGACGTCTCGCGTCGTTCGGCCAGGTTCTTGTCGAGGATGCCCTTGGCATTGAGCGAATCTTTCTTGAGCTGTTCGTACAGTTCACGGTTTTGTGAGTACGCCATAAGCGCCGCCTTGACCTGCATGTCTGCAAACAGGTCGCCCGTGCGCAGGGACTGCTCCAAGGCATTCAGCATCGCCTTGGCCTTGGCGGGGTCCGCCTCCTTGCTGATCTTCGCTTGGGCTTCGGCCATCTTCGCGGCCTTGGCTGGGTCGGTCGCCTTGATGTAACGCATAGCCAGCTCAAAACTGGATTCCAGGGTCGACTTTTTATTTTGAATCCCCGTGGCCATCGACGCCTGATAGTCAATGCCAACGTCCTTGTAGGCCTTGACCACCTCCCCGGAGCCGATTTTCTCCATCCAGTTTTTCAGGTTGTTGGCCGCTTCGTCGGAACCGCCTGCCGTCTTCATCTGCACTTGCAGCATCGAGCCCAACTGAGTCACCGCGTCCATGCCGGTGATTTCCATCTTGCCCATCCCCGCGAGCAGTTGCGGAAACCAGCGGGCCATGTCCGATGCTTCAAAGCTACCGGCCTGACCTTGCAACGCGACGGCCTCCAGCGCCTGTTCCATGACCTTGGGGTCGGTGATCTTGGCGTTCTGCTCCAGGGCCTGGATCATTTTTGCCGTGTCTTCACCGCCCGAGCCTTGGCCAATTGCGAACTTCGCCGCTACAGGCGCATAGGACAGCGCCTTGTCCAGCTCCATGCCGGCGCCCACCAGCTGGTTGACCAACTCGGCCACATCGTTGCGTGCCATGCCGGTGTCTTTCGAGGTCTGAATGACCGTACGAGTCATCTCGGCTTCTTCGGGGGCATTCGCCACGTTCCCTTTGATCGCGATGTCCCGAATGATCGCCTGGTAACCCGCACTGATTGTGGTCGGGATCGCTACAGCAGCAGTCCCGGCCACGGCCTGGCCAATGCTCGACTTGAATCCTTCCTTGCCCTGCTGGATCTGCTGGTGCCCCTTGAGCTGCAAATCTGCGCCCTTGGCCACCCGGCCAAGGGCCTGGTACTCCTGGCGCAGCTTGCCAACCTGGATGCCTTGTTTCTGCAAGCTGGAAAGGTTGCGCTCCAGCTTGCTCAGCAGGCCGGCAGCCGAAGCCGCCCCGCTGTCGTGGGCTCGCTTCCATTCGTCCCGCAGGCGCATGGTTTCGCCGATGGTGCTTTTCAGCACCTTGGCTTTGCTGCCCTGCTCTTCCAGCTTCTTGATGCGATTTTCAACGGTCTTGAAGGCCGCGCCGACTGTGGCGCTAACGGCGCCACCGATCACAAGCCCCAACGCAATATTGCGTGCCATCTGACCTCCTATGCTCAGGGAGGCTCAATCCGTGAGCCACCAGACCATGTCGCTAAAGCGCATGGTCATGATCTCCTCGGCGGAAAAATGCAGCTCGCTGGCGAGCCGCTTTGCCGCCATCTTCAACACGGCCAGGTCAAAGTTCGTCGTCTTGCACCAGGCGAAAATAACCGGCCTGCACACGCTGGTAGTCCTTGAGGGTCATGCCCTCCAGGTCCTTGCTGCCGACCTGGGCCAGACTGGCGAACAGCGCCAGTTCGCGCTGCTCATCATCGCCACCAGCGGCGGTGTTCGCTGCGCGCACGTCGCGCACGGTTGGGGCCCGCAGAGTGACCTTGTCGCACTGCACGCCGTTCAGCTCGACTGCCTTGGTCAGAGTCACCACCACGCTATCGGGGGTCAGGGTCATCCAGGCCGGGGTTTTCTTTGCTTGAGTCATGAGGGTTTTCCTTACAGGCCCAGGGCCGAACGTTGAGCGGCGAGCTGGTCGACGCCGTTAATCACACGCTTCATGCCGAGGACATCGATCTCGTAGATCAGGCGCCCGTCGACCTCCAGCTTGTAGTAGGTCAAGGCCACGTTGTGCTTGATCTCGGCCTTGTCGCCCGCCTTCCAGTCGCCCATGTCGATCTCTTTCAGCATGCCGCGAAGGGTCACGATCACCGCCGTGGTCTTGCCCTTGAGGCCCTTGAAGGCACCACGGAACACACCGTTGAACGCGGTCCCGTCTGACAGACCGAACATGCGCAGCGACTCACGGCGCACGCCGGTGGTGGTGAAGCCGGCTTCTTGCTTCTCCATGCCCATGTCCAGTTCCACCGGCAGATCCATGCCGCCGGCCCGGTGTTCCTCTGTCTTGAGGGTGAGCTTGGGCAGGGTCAGGCTCGGCACGTCGCCTTGAAAGCTGATGCCGTCGACAAACAAATTCATGTTCGCCAGGGTTTCGGGAATCATTGCCATTGCTGCGGCTCCTTAAGCGGCTTTATCGAGGACTTCGGTCAACCACTGGTTGGTGACCTCGACCCGAAAATTCGGGTTCTCGGCGGGTGGTACGTCGGTAAAGCGGATGTTCCAGTACACCTTGCCCTGCTCCAGTTGGCTGGCGGTGTTCAACTCAGGGTCCGCGTAGACCTCGAAATTGATAATCGCCCCCTGGTTCTTCAGGTCACGCATGAAGGCCTGCAGGCCCTCGGTGACGTCCTTCACATAGGTGGCCGTGATCGAGCGATCCACCGCCCATTTGTGGCCGTAGAGGATCGCGTCCATGACGATGTCCATGGTTCGCACCCGAGTTACGAACGCCCATTTAGGATCGCTGGACAGCGTGCGGTTGCCCCACAGGCGGAAACCGGCATCACGGATGATGGTGGTGATGTTGGCGTTGTTCAGCAGGTTGGCGCGGCAGGTCTCGTCGCCGTCCAGAAATTCGACGGGGCGGCCAGTGCCGGTGATGCCTACGAACTCTTTGTTCGAAGGCGAGGCCCAGAACCCGTACTCGCTATCAGTCCAGGCGAACAAGCCGGCAACCCAGGCCGAGGCCGGCGCGTCGACGGTGGCGCTCGCCTGGCCCTCCCAATA